ACAGTAACATTAAAAGAAGACGGTGGTTCAGTAACTATTGGAACTGCTTATTTACATTTAGCGGGTGATGAAATCATTATAGAAAAACACCCTACAGATGAAGTTACATTTGCAGGTTCAGTAGCGGCTGTTGGCTCACCGAGAAGTTAAATAATTGTAGTTTATAGATAAAAAAGTTTATAAATATATACATAAGAGAGAGAATTTATGAAACTTATTTCCGAAGAAGTACAAAACGCCGAATATCTTATAGAAGAAAATAACGGCAAAAAAGAATACAAGATAAGAGGTGTATTCTTACAATCTGAAATTAAAAATAGAAATGGAAGAGTCTATCCTAGAGAAATCTTGGTTAGAGAAGTGAATCGATACACAAAAGAATTTATCAATAAAAATAGAGCCTTTGGCGAGTTAGGACATCCTGACGGACCGACTGTTAATTTAGAAAGAGTTTGTCATATGGTTAAGTCATTGAAACAGGACGGCAAAGATTTTATTGGTGAGGCAAAAATTATGGACACACCATACGGAAAGATCGTAAAAGGTCTTATTGACGAGGGTGCTCAATTAGGAGTATCTAGTCGAGGTATGGGGTCTTTAATACAAAGAAACGGTGTAAACTATGTAAAAGATGATTTTTACTTAGCTACGGCCGCTGATATTGTGGCAGATCCATCTGCTCCAGACGCTTTCGTAGAAGGTATTATGGAGAGTAAAGAATGGATTTGGGACAATGGTGTACTCAAGGAAAAAGACATAGAATCTTGGAAAAATCAAGTCCGTACCGCTAGACAGCGTTCATTAGAAGAAGCTAAATTAAAAGTCTTCGAATCGTTTCTTAAAAAGCTGTAGTTTTATAAATATATCTACAAAGAAAATTTATAAACGTTTATAAAGAAAAAAAGGAGATTTTCAATGGCCGAAACAGAAAAAACTATTGAGGCGATGGAACAAGAAGCTGTATTAGAAGCTAACGCTGCTAATCCGCAAGCTGATGCTCCAAAAAAGAATGCTGTAGCGGCTGAACCTTCTCATCTGAAAAATGATGCTGAAGATTTAGGCTCAGCGGTTACTAAACCGACTGACAGCAATCCTGACGCCACAAAGAAAATAAGTCAAGTTTCTGGTGATCCTCAACAAAAAGCTCAAGGTTCAGCTGACGCTATGCCTAAGCTAAAAGAGGAAGAAGAAACTGATTCGGATGAGAAAAAATCTGAAGTTAAAGAAGGTGAAATGCCTAAGGCAGCACTAGACGCTCTTAAAAAATCGCAAGATAAAAAAGAGATGTCACACGAAGACGAAAAGAAAAAAGATATGAAAGAAGAATCTGAAGAAGATTTAATTGACGTATCTGCAGACGTTGAAGCTTTAACTAAAGATGAAGACTTATCGGAAGACTTCAAAGCAAAAGCATCTACAATCTTTGAAGCTGCTCTGAAATCAAAAGTTTCAGAAATGAAGAAAAAGATGAATGCTAGTTATGAAGAAAAATTAAAAGAAGAAACTGAAGCTCAGAAAGCTGAACTTACTGAAAAAGTTGATTCATACTTAAACTACGTAGTTGAAGAATGGATGAAAGAGAACTCTATCGCTATCGAAAGAGGAATCAAAGGTGAGATCGCTGAAGACTTTATTTCTGGCTTAAAGAAATTGTTTGAAGATCATTACATTGATGTTCCAGATGAGAAATACAATGTACTAGAAGATCAAGCAAACAAAATTGAAGAGCTTGAAAAGAAACTTAACGAACAAGTAGAAAAGAATGTTGAACTAAACAAAGCAAATGGCGAAATGAAAAGACAAGACATCATTGATGAAATGTCTGCTGATTTAGCTGACACTGCTAAAGAGAAATTCAACAAACTTGCTGAAGAAGTTGAGTATTCTAATGAGAAAGACTTTACAACTAAAGTTGCAACTATCAAAGAAAGTTACTTTGGTAAAAAAGTTGAAGCTAGTGGTAATGAGATAGATGATGTAGCGGCAGGCGAATCTTCACAACCTGAAGATTTATCTAATGCTATGGCTGCTTATACCGCCGCTATAAGTAAAACAAAAGACATTAAATTGTCGAAATAATAAAACGGGAGATAAAAACAAATGTATTTATCAGAACAATACGAAAAAAAATGGCAGCCAGTCCTAGAACACGCTGATCTTCCAAAGATCACGGATTCTTACAGACGTGCCGTTACTGCTACTATCTTGGAAAACCAAGAGAGAGCATCAAAAGAAGACGCTGCTTTCTTAAATGAAGCTGCTCCAACTAACGCAACTGGTTCATCAGTTCAAAATTGGGATCCAATCCTAATTTCTTTAGTTAGAAGAGCTATGCCTAATTTGATTGCTTACGATATTGCTGGCGTTCAGCCAATGACTGGACCAACTGGCCTTATCTTTGCTATGAGAAGCAGATATACTAACCAATCAGGTACTGAAGCATTATTTGACGAAGCTGACACAGATTTCTCTAGTAGAAATGCTGCTGGTGACTCAACTGCCGCTTCTGGACCAACTCAATCTGGTGCAAACCCAGGTTTATTAAATGATGATCCTGCTGGTGCTTACACTAGAGGCCAAGGTATGGCAACTGCTACTGCTGAAGCTTTAGGTGATTCTGCTAATAACGCTTTTGCTCAAATGGCTTTCTCAATTGAGAAATCAACTGTGACTGCTAAGTCAAGAGCTCTTAAAGCTGAGTACACTATGGAACTTGCACAAGACCTTAAAGCAATCCACGGTTTAGACGCTGAAACAGAATTGGCTAACATCCTATCTGCTGAGATCCTTGCGGAAATCAATAGAGAAGTTGTAAGAACAATTTACATCAACGCTGAAATCGGTGCATCAGACAACGCTTCTACAGCGATTGGTTCTGTTAATGCTATCAACACAACTACTGCTGGTATCTTTGATTTAGATACAGACTCAAACGGTAGATGGTCAGTTGAGAGATTTAAAGGCCTAATGTTCCAAGTTGAGAGAGAAGCAAACGTTATCGCTCAAAGAACAAGAAGAGGTAGAGGAAATATGATTATCTGTTCTTCAGATGTCGCTTCTGCACTTCAAATGGCTGGCGTGTTAGACTACACACCTGCTCTTAACAATAACCTAAACGTTGACGACACAGGTAATACTTTTGCTGGTGTATTAAACGGTAAGTACAAAGTGTACATTGATCCATATAGTGCTAATAACGCTGCTGCTCAATACTTTGTTGTAGGTTACAAAGGTACTTCACCATATGATGCTGGTATATTCTACTGCCCATATGTACCTCTACAAATGGTAAGAGCTGTTGGTCAGGACACTTTCCAACCTAAAATTGGGTTCAAAACAAGATACGGCTTACAAGCAAACCCATTTGCTGAAGCAGGCGTATCTGACAATGCTGTAATCAATGGCGCTGGTAATGCTAACGCTAACAGATACTACAGAAGAGTCAAAGTAGCGAACTTAATGTAATCATTTTGATTTATTTAAAAAGGGCGGCCTAAAAAACCGCCCTTTTTTTATGCACTAAATACAGGACAACTATGAAGAAAATACTAATTCAATACTTTTACATATTCATTATAACACTAATAATTTTGCTTATTTTTACTTGGGCAAATGCTTGTGAAGTAGAAAAAATTAAAGTAGATGAAACACTACCCATATGTGAAGAATACCAAGTATCTACTGAAGAAAACCCTTGTAAAAAAGACGGTGAAAGTATAAGTGTTATAGGTGAGGCCATTAAGAAACTAGGTGAATCAGGAACACTTCCTAAATAGTATATAAATAGTAATATGACAACTACAAAATCATATAGTAGGCAACCAACGGCACAAGATTATGCCAGCCCCACACAGTTTAAATTTAACATACTTAAATTACCAAAAGTAGAATATTTTTGTACAGCAGTAAATATACCAGGTATAACACTTGGTGGTAATATTACACAGCAGACACCTTTTAAAGATTTACCTTTGCCTGGTGATAAATTAACTTATGAAGCTTTAAATATGACATTTTTAGTTGATGAAAATTTAGAAAACTTCCAAGAAATACACGGTTGGTTAGTCGGTTTAGGTTTTCCACGTGACTATTCAGAATTTAGAGGTTTGGTTTCAGCTGGTGATGATAGATTTCCAGCCAAAAATCAGTCTATCAGTACAGAACCAGGTAAAGTAAAATATGGTTCACCTAATGTTGGTGGTACATATTCAGACGCCACACTTACTGTATTAACAAGTAAAAATAATCCTCAATTAGAAGTAAGATTTAGAAATGTGTTTCCTACTTCATTGACAGGACTAGACTACAATCAACAAGCAACAGATGTTGAATATTTGACGGCAACTGTTAACTTTAATTATGAAATATATGACTTTGCTACTGTAGGTTCATCTACAACTAGCGTTACAACATCATAAAAACTTTACTTTTAAAAGCTTTTGTGATAAAATGGAGATATTATGGATTTAGAAAAACTACAAGAACAGGCCGATAAAGACCTAAAAATTAATGATACAGAACTAGATTTAGAATCATTAAAGACACCTCAATTACACAATCAATATATAAAACACTTAACAAAGTATAAGTTAATGTTGAGTCGTGCTGAAACTGAATATAATATTATGAAAAAGGAAAAGTGGGAATATTATACAGGAAAGGCAGACGCTTCTGTATATGCCGAAAAACCTTTTGATTTAAAAATATTAAGAACAGATATAGACAAATATTTAGATTCAGATATTGATTTACAAAAACAAAAACAAAAAGTTGACTATTTAAACACTACAGTTGATTTTTTAGATAGAACAATTAGACAAATAGGTAATAGAGGTTTTACTATTAAAAACGCCATAGACTGGAGAAAGTTTACAAGTGGTGCTATTTAACAATGTTTTTAAATACTTCTCATTATATAAAAGAACTAGCCTTTTCACAATCTTTTTGTGATAATATAATAAAAGTAGGCCAAAATAAGAAACTAGAAAAAGCAAAAATAACTAGCGGTAATCAATCAAATAGAAATTCTAAAATTTCATTTATTAAAGATAGAAATATAGAAACAGAAATAACTAAAGTAATAAATGAAGCAAATGAGAAATCTGGTTGGAACTTTTTATTAAGAGAGTTTGAACCATTACAATATACAGTTTATAATAAAAATGATTTTTATGATTGGCATATAGATAGTCGTTTAAAACCATATGATAATGGTTTAATTAGAAAGTTAAGTTTTACTATTTGTTTAAATGATGATTATGATGGTGGTTTATTTGAACTATGTTCTCCACACCCTATCAATGAAAAGAATATAATAACATCACACTTTTTAAAAAAAGGTTCAATAATAATTTTTCCCTCACATATCTGGCACAAAGTACACAAAGTAACATCCGGTGTTAGAAAAACTTTAGTTGGCTGGATAGTAGGAAAACCATTTGTATAATGACTACAACAAGATATTTAATTATAGATAAAAAAGATGAAGTCTATTTAAAGATAGAGGCAGACGCCGATATTCGTAGAGAACTTGGTGAATACTTTACATTTGAAGTGCCTGGTTATAAGTTTATGCCCCAATATCGCAATAGGGTATGGGACGGAAAAATAAGATTATTCAGTTATGCCACAGGTCAAATATATGCTGGCCTTTATCCTTATATTGTAAATTGGTGTAAAAATAATAATGTACAAGTTGTAGATGGTACTAAAATAAAAGACACCAATGTAGAAGATAAAAAAATAGATCAGTTTATAAAGGCACTTAAAATACCAAAAATAGAAGTAAGAGATTATCAAAAAGAGGCATTTGTTCACGCCGTTAAAAAAAATAGATGTTTACTACTATCTCCAACTGCCTCTGGTAAATCTCTTATTATATACTTAATATTAATATTTAACTTATTAAGATTAAAAGATACAAAACAAGATAAGATACTTATTATTGTGCCAACAACATCACTAGTAGAACAGTTATTTAAAGACTTTAAAGATTATGGTTATAATAGTGAAAGAAATGTACATAGAATCTATTCAGGCCACGAAAAAGAAACAAACAAAAGAGTTATTATTACCACTTGGCAATCGGTATATAATATGCCTAAAAAATGGTTTTCAGATGTAGGTACTGTAATCGGTGATGAGGCACATTTATTTAAGGCCGTTTCTTTAACAAAGATTATGACCAAACTAACAAAATGTAAATATAGAATTGGTCTTACAGGTACTTTAGATGGTACAAAAACTCATAAACTTGTATTAGAAGGCCTTTTTGGTACTGTAAATAAAGTTGTATCTACAAGTGAATTACAAGAAAAAAAACAGTTAGCTGATTTAAAAATATTTTGTTTAATACTACAACACGATAAAGACGCTAGACATTTTTTAAAAGATAAAACATATCAGGAAGAAATGGATTATTTGGTTTCTAACGAAAAAAGAAATAAATATATAAGGAATCTTTGTCTTTCTTTACAAGGCAATTCTTTATGCTTATTTCAATACGTTGAAAAACACGGTGAGATTCTTAAACAACTAATCGAAGATAAAGCACAAGATAGAAAAGTGTTTTATGTACACGGAGGTGTAGATGCTGATGTTAGAGAAGATATTAGAGCTATTACGGAGAAGTCCGATAACGCTATCATTATTGCTAGTTATGGTGTCTTTTCCACTGGGGTTAATATTAGGAATCTTCACAACATTGTTTTCAGTTCCCCTAGCAAATCTCGTATTAGAAATTTACAATCTATTGGTCGTGGCCTTAGGTTAAAGGATAATAATTCATCCGCTACTTTATATGATATTGCTGATGATTTAACTTACAACGAAAAGGAGAATTACACTTTAGCTCATTTTAGAGAAAGGATAAATATTTACAATGAAGAAGATTTTAATTATGAAATCCATAACGTGGAGTTAAAGTAAGATGCATCAACCAGCAGTAACAGTAAAAGTTATTAAACTTGATAATGGTGACGATATTGTTTGTGCTTTTCCTAAAGATCAATTAGATGAAAAGACAGGCCTTATCAGATTAGTAAAACCATTATTAATTAAATATGTACCTCAATTAACACCACAAGGTTTCAAAGATTATGTGGCTCTTATTAAATGGGCGGCCTACACTAATGATGAAATAATAACTATACCTATTAAAAAGATTTTGACAATTACAAATGCCACTTCCGAAATGTCTAAAACTTTTGAACATATGTCAAACGATTATCAAAAACTTGAAGCTCCAAGAAAAGATAATGATTATAAAAGAACTATGTTTAATAAAGAAGATAATGATAAAGTAAATGAAATATTTGATGAGTTTAGTGATTTAGATGATGATGGTGGAGGAACACTCCATTAACCTGGAGTATCCAGCATATCATCCGCTACACGCTTATTATATACAAATTTTTATAAAAGTCAATGCTCATATGAAAAAAAGTGAATGGATAATAAGAGTTACTTATAATAGTGATAATTGGAAAAAATATTGTGAACTTACTTATCCTTTCAAAGGCACTCCTAAACAATTAGAAAATAGAATTTGGAAACACTATAATAAAAACTATGAAGACTATGGTAAGGCAGAAGCCGTTACTGTAGAATTAATCAAAGATTGATTCATAATAACATTGACATTTTAAACAATTTATAGTATATTATACATTATGACTAGAACAAAAAAGAAAAGCGAACATTACGTTAATAATGCTGAATTTTTAGAAGCTATGAAAGCCTACAAGAAAGCTGTAAATAAATCTATAAGAGAAAAAAAAGAAAAACCACCAGTAACAGATTACATTGGTAGTTGTTTTTTAAAAATAGCAAATCACTTATCATACAGACCAAATTTTATTAATTATACTTTTAGAGATGATATGATTAGTGATGGTATTGAAAACTGTTTACAATACTTGGACAATTTTAATCCTGCCAAATCAAATAATCCATTTGCTTATTTTACTCAAATCATTTATTTTGCCTTTATTAGAAGAATACAAAAAGAAAAGAAACAAGTAACAATAAAACAAAAGTTAATTATGGATAACAATTATGATGATGTGGCTTTACAACCAGGCGATGATGGTGAATTTAAAAATCAGTTTAAAGAATTTTTACAAAAGAATATGAGAATTGAAGAACCTACTAAAAAAGATAAACCAAAAACTAAAAAGAAAAAAAAGGTCGCATCAACTAAATTCTTTGCTTAATTATGAAAATTGCTTTACTAAATGATACCCATTTTGGATGTAGAAATGACTCTCCAGCCTTTATAGAGTATCAAAACAAATTTTATGATGAGATATTTTTTCCCTATCTTATAGAAAACAATATTAAAACACTTGTTCATTTAGGTGATGTGGTTGATAGAAGAAAGTTTATTAATCACAATACAGCACATAATTTTAGAGTTAAGTTTTGGGATAGACTAGAAGACTTAAACATTGATACTCATATTATTATAGGTAACCACGATACTTATTATAAGAATACAAATGAAGTCAATGCTATGGAAAATTTAAATATAACATCACAAGCTTCAATCTATACAAGACCACGTGAAGTAGAATTTGATGGTACTAAAATACAGTTTCTTCCTTGGATATGTGATGATAATTATGAAGAATCAATACACGCCATAGATCACTCAAATGCTGATATATGTTTTGGTCATTTAGAGATAAAAGGATTTGAGATGCACGGTGGGCATATGAATGAACACGGCTTAGAAAGAAATCAATTTAGAAGATTTGAAAAAGTATTATCAGGCCATTTTCATAAAAAATCAGATGATGGTCATATCTATTACCTAGGAACTCAATATCAAATTATGTGGTCAGATCACAACTGTCCAAAAGGCTTTCATATATTTGATACAAATACTAGAGAACTTGAAAGAGTAGAAAATCCAAATGTAATATTTAAAAAGTTTATATATGATGATACAAAATATGATTATACACACCAAAAACTTGATAATTATGAAAACTGTTTTGTCAAGTTATTTGTATCTCAAAAAACAAAAGAAGAAATGTATAGTAAACTAATTGAAAGATTTTATAATGATATTAATGTACACGAACTGGTAATTGTTGATGACCCTACAGATATTAAATCTACAGTAAGAGAAGACATACTAGAACAAGGTGAAGATACATTAACATTTTTAAGAAATTATATTGACCAAGTAGATACTGATTTAGATAAACATAAATTAAAAGAGTTTGCTAAAGAACTTTATGTAGAGGCTAGTGAGTGATAACTTTTAAAAAGATAAGATATAAAAACTTTCTATCAACTGGTAATACACCAATAGAAATAAATCTAAACAAATCAAACACCACTTTGATTGTAGGTAGTAATGGATCTGGTAAATCAACTTTATTAGACGCCTTATGTTTTGTATTATTTAATAAACCATTTAGAATTATTAAAAAAGAACAAATGGTCAATACAGTAAATCAAGGCGATTGTGAAATAGTTGTAGAGTTTGATGTGGGTACAAAAAAATATAAGATTATAAGAGGCATCAAACCAAACATATTTGAAATTTACCAAGACGGCCAGTTGTTAAACCAAGACGCCTCTAATATTGACTATCAAAAATATTTAGAAAACAATATAATGAGATTAAACTATAGATCATTTTTACAAGTTGTATTGTTAGGTTCATCATCTTACGAGCCATTTATGAAAATGAAACCAAGGTATAGACGAGAGGTGGTAGAAGAAATATTAGACATAAGAGTATTTGGACTTATGGATTTAATATTAAGACCTCAACAATCAGAATTAACTAGAAACGTAACAGAATTACGCCATAAATGTGATCTTATAGAATCCAAGTATGAAACAGAATTAAAACACTACAAAGCGCTCTCCGACCTTAACCTGAACGACCTGGATGGTAAAAGGAAGACATTAGAGAAGAATGGTGAGGTTAGTTATCAATACCATAAAAAGATAGAAGAAATCAATATAGAACTAGAATCATATCAGGATAAAGTAAAATACAAAGACAAAGAACAGGCCAAGTTAAATAAACTATCTAAACTGGAGGCCAAAATAGAACAAAATCTATCTACACATAAAAAGAATTTAGAGTTTTTTGAAGAAAATGATAATTGTCCTACTTGTACACAACCATTACAGGCTGAGTTTAGAGGTGAAAAGATTGCTTACGAAAAAGGTAAATTAGTTACTTTAAATGATGGTATGAAAAAATTAATGGAAGAAATATCCAGACAAGAAGAACTTATTACGGCTATGGAAAAAATGTCTAATAAGATGTATGAAATGAATGTAGAAGTGTCTAAACTACAAACATCAATTGAAGAATTAAATAAGTATTCAAATAATATACACGAAGAAATTAAATCTTTAGAAAACAAACAAACAGATGGTAAAGAAATAGAAAAACATTTAGAGCAATTAAAATCTGATTTGGAAAATACTAAAGTTGAAAGAGATAAAATTATAGAAAAAAAAGGTTATGTAGATATATTAAGAGAAATCTTAAATGATAAAGGCGCTAAATCTCAAATAATTAAAAAGTATGTACCAATTATGAATACTTTAATTAATCAGTATTTACAATCAATGGACTTTTTTATATCGTTTCATTTAGATGAAGAATTTAACGAAACAGTAAAAAGTAGATTTAGAGATACCTTTAACTATAATAACTTTAGTGAGGGTGAAAAGATGAGAATTGATTTAGCCTTACTATTTACTTGGCGACAAATTGCTAAAATGAAAAATAGTGTCAATACAAACTTGTTGGTATTAGATGAAATCTTTGATTCAAGTTTAGATGGTCAAGGAACAGATGACTTTTTTAAGATTATAAAAACTATGACAAAAGAAAACATTTTTATTATATCACATAAAGGCGATATACTATTTGATAAGTTTACAGACATAGTTAAATTTGAGAAATATAAAAACTTTACAAGGCTACAACAAACATAGGAGATAATATGAAAGAATTGAAATTAATACCACCAACAGATCCAAGAGTACAAACGGCCATAGCACCTTTTCAGGAAGATATGTTAAAAGAAGAAGGATTTAAAGATAGAAAAGAACTATCAGATATGATGTTTGACGCTATGAAAAAATATGGTGGTATAGGTCTATCTGCTAATCAAGTAGGTTTACCATTTAATATGTTTGTTATGGGTGGCCATTTACAAATAGAAAACGGTTTAAAAATGACTTGTTTTAATCCTATGATAATAACAAGTAGTGAGGAACAAGTAATGATGCAAGAAGGTTGTTTAACTTTTCCTTTTGTATTTTTACATATCAAAAGACCTCGTAAAGTTGTTGTAAAGTATGAAGATGAAAATGGTGATTTAAAAGAAGGCCATTTAGACGGTATGATGAGTAGAGTATTCCAACACGAATACGACCATATGTTAGGTAGAACATTTACTGAACACGTATCTAAATTTAAATTAGATAGAGCTTATAAAAAGGCTGAAAAAATGATTGATACTTTAAAGAAAGATAAAGACGCCAGAATTATTGAAAAACCAATAAGTAAGGAGTAATATGCCAAAAGAACGACCAAAAATATATGAAAGAAATCCAATGACAGATGTTATTCGTTGGAGATATGTTGACGAATCACCAGATAAATTTGGATGGCCAAACTACGGAAGAATATTAAATGAGAAAAAGAAAAACGTACATACACGTAAACCAGCACGTAATAAGAAGTAATAAGAAAAATGGAACAGATGATCCAGTTATTACGGTTAAGCAAGGTAGTAAGAATGTTTATTGCCATAAAGTGGCTATTAACGGACCATCCGTTGTGGTTTATGGTGGTAATGATAAGCCTTTATTGTCTTGTGGTGCTCGTGTAGTAATTGAAACCGAAGCCAGCGTTGACATTTTAAAATAATTGTGATATAGTATATATTATGAGTAGTGAAGATCAATTTGTTGAAAATCAATACAAAGAGTGGTGTGAAAAAAACGATATATCTAAAGTAGAAGATATAGACCAAAACCATTTAAAATTAATGGTTGAAAAAGATTTAGCCTTTGTATCTAAAATGACCGTACAAGAATATACATTGTACGAGAAATGGATAGAAGTACACGAAAAATATCCTACAGCAGAAACAAATAGTTTCTTTGATGATAAACCTGCCCTTGTCAATCCTGAACAAGAGGCCTTTATTAAAACAGTTAAAAATAATATTTGGATTCCAGAATCACCAGAAGATATTGATAAGTTAGAACCTGTATTAGAATTTACAGATGATACAGAAACAAGATTTGATGGTTCTAAAAAGAGAGGTGATTTATCAGAAAAGTGGAATACATTAAGAACTTTCTTATCTACTATGAAAAACAATTCAAACATTGGTAGACAACTATTTTTTATAGTAAAAGATAATAGATCAGGCAAATACCTTGGTGTCATTTGTATTTCAGGTGACTTTATGGATTTAACACCACGTGATAAGTTTATAGGTTGGGATAGACAAATTAAAACCTTTGAGGGTAAAATTAATCATACAGCAATAGGTTCTTCTATTGTACCAACACAACCATTAGGATATTCATTTACAGGTGGTAAATTATTAGCGTATCTGTGTTTATCAGATGATGTACAAAGAATATGGGAAGAAAAATATGGTGATAAGTTAGTTGGCGTAACAACTACTAGTTTATACGGTAAGGCAAAGGCCAATACACTATCTCAATATGATGGTTTAAAATATTGGAAAAGAATGGGTTTTACAACTGGTTCTGTATCATTTCAACCTAGTAGAAAAGTTAGAAATATGATATGGACTTGGTTAAAGAAAAATCATACTAGAAAGTATTGGGAATGGCACGAAGCCAAAAGACCTAACGGCCAACCATTAAAAAGAGATCATAAGAATAGATCACTAAACTTTACGTATTCAAAACTAGATATACCAAAAGAATATATTAGAACTGAACACCAAAGAGGTATCTACTTTACAAAATTATATGAAAATACTAACGAATTTCTATGTGGTAAGATAGAGGCGAAAGATTTAGTTAAAAGATTTGATAGTAGTACCGAATCACTAGTTAAAGTATGGAAAGAAAAACACGCTAAAAAACGTGTAAAATCACTGGTTGAACAAGGCAGATATAATACAGACAGCCATTTTTATGATGAATTAATCTATATGAATTGGGAAGAATGTAAGAATCACTTTCTAAATCAAGTAGGCCGATAAGTGTTCTGGTTCTGTTCTTTTAAAAAGTAAGTAAAATCAACAAAATTTAATGGCTTGACTTTTAAAGCGTTTTGCGTTAGGATTATCCTATGAAAGCGGTTAGTTGTTTTATTTCTCATTTTTTTTCTTTCTTGCTAGCCGCTTTCTACAAAATTTATAGGCTTGACATTTTTAATAAAATAATATAGGATATACAGTATGACTACACAAATAAACATAGACACTAAATCACAGTTAGCAAAATTGATTGCTACTGAAAATATTATAATTCAACATAATCAAGTTAAGACAGCAAGTTTTGATACTGTTAATCGTATCTTAACATTACCAATCTTTAAAGTACAAAGTGGTGATGTTTATGATATGTTAATAGCACACGAATGTTCTCACGCTTTATTTACACCAACAGATGGTTGGACTAAGATTTCAGGTGATGATGAGTTAAGAGCTTATGTAAATGTTTTAGAAGATACTAGAATTGACAAGTTAATTCAAAAAAAATATCCAGGTGTAGTTAGAAATTATCTTAATGGTTTTGATATTATGGAAAAACAAAACTTCTTTGGTTTGAGAGGTAAAGATATTAATACTGATTTGATGTTAATTGATAAAATTAATATGAGATCAAAGTCAATGAATAGAATTAATTTTAAATTTTCAAGTGAAGAAAAAAATTGGTTAACTAAAGTTGACGCTCTTAAAACTTTTAATCAAGTTGTTAAGTTAGCTAAAGAGATGTTAAACTGGCAAAAAGATCAAATTGAACAAATGAAAAAATTGCCAGATTTTGATACTCACCCTTTAGTTGAAAACTACAATTTAGATGATGAGCAAGATTCAGATAATAATGTTAATACTAAAGATGGTAATTCAGATATTGAAAGTAACAATTCAGACAACGATAATGGTAATGATGGCGACCAAGAATCACAAGCAAACAAATCAGATGAGAATATTGAAGATGATGAGAATGGTAAAGAAGCCAATTCTTACAATACTGATGGTGCTGGTGGTGACGGTGGTGTGGATCCTCAAAAATTAGTTGCTATTACAGATTCATCTTACGAAAAAAACAAAGAAAAGTTATTAGACGGCAAAACAAAATATACTTACTTTAATTTACCAGAACCAAATCTAAAAAATGTTATGGTATCAGGCAAAGATTGGGTTAAAAAATGGAAAGAATATGCTTTTAAAAAGAATGAATATTATTCTTATGAGCATAATAAAAGAATTGAATATATTAATTGGTTAAAAGATAACTTTAAACAATTTAAAAACGATAACAAAAAAACTGTTAACTACCTAGTTAAAGAATTTGAAATGAAAAAATCTGCTACAGCTTACAAAAGAGCAAGTACAGATAAAACTGGTGTTATTGATCCTCTTAAATTAAAAGATTACAAATTTAGTGACGACATCTTTAAAAGATTAACTATCTTACCAAATGAAAAAAACCACGGTATGATGATGTTATTAGATTGGTCTGGTTCAATGTGTGATGTTATTAAACAGACAATTGATCAACTTTTAAATCTAGTATGGTTCTGCCAAAAAATTAATATACCTTATGAAGTTTACCTATTTACTAGTGAAATGGACGGCGATAGACAATTAAGATCATATGACTATGATGATAAAGGTAACAGAATTAATATAAAATCAAAAACTTGGAATTTAAAACACGGTGATGGTTTATTTGATAATTTTAATCTAATTAATATTGCCAGCCACAGAATGAAAAAAACTGATTTAGATGAGTCTTTAATGTACTTATATCATATGGGTTTATATTATGAGGATAGATACACTAACAGAAGCTATATGGATAGTTACTATTACAAAGGTGATAGATTTGATATTCCAAAAGAATTTTGGTTAGGTACTACACCTTTAAACGAAGCTTTAGTTGTTATGAATAAAATTGTACCAATGTTTAAAAAGAAATATAACATTGAAAAAATGACATTTATTACATTAACAGATGGCGGCGCTAATTCAAATTATGGTACTGAAAAAGTTGTTAATACTGAAAAAGGTTTAGGTGTAGAAAAAACATCAGCTGGTACGCCAGTTATCACAATGGGTAAAAAACAATATACAGTTGAAGATAATTATTTTTCTGGCCAAATGACTACTTTATTGTTAGATGTTTTAAAATCTCAGTACAATATTAATACAATTGGTTTCTATGTTGTTAAAAGATTAAACAGAATGTGGGAACTAGAAGGTATGATCGGTAAATACAAAGATTGGAATGATAAACACAATAAATTACAAGCTCTTAAAAATAAATTTAATAAAGAAAAAGTAGCTGATGTTAACAAACCAGGTTACAATAGATACTTTTTATTAAATGGTAAAACAATGGCGGTTGAGAATACTGACCTTTCAGCAGTAAATGACGGTATGAAAGCTGGTAAGATTAAACAGTTATTCAGTAAATCAATGAAAGGCCGAATCGTTTCCAGATCGTTATTAAACAAATTCATAGAGGAGGTTGCTTAAAATGGTTGATTTTACTATGCTTTTTATAGGCTTGACTTCTATGATGGTTATGATAGGATATACCAATGAAAACAAAAAAGGAGTACATTATGTTAAATACTAAACAACAAGAATTTGTTAAACACGCTTTAGAGAAGTTTGGCAAATCACAATTAACTGTAGGAGAGTTAAAAGAAGCCAACGCTAAGTTTGGTTGTAAATACGCTCCACAATGGTTAATTAAAAATAAAGATTACAAAGTTGGTAAGTCTTTATTTAAACTGCCAGTTGATGGCGAAGCTAAATCAGTAAAAGTAAAAGAAGCTGATACTGATAATGAAAAAATATTAACCCCTGATAATGAAACTAAAAAAGAGGCCGCTTATGTGGTTTCATCTTTGACAGGTAATATCGTACCTAAAAAAGATCCTGTGTTCGTTAGTTTTGGTAACTATCCAGATTTAAAATCAATTATTAAATCTAACAGGTTCTATCCTGTGTTTATTACTGGTTTGTCTGGTAACGGTAAAACTATGGGTGTTACTCAAGCTTGTGCCGAGGCTAAAAAAGAATTAATAAGAGTTAACATTACAATTGAAACAGATGAGGACGATCTATTAGGTGGTTACAGACTTAAAGATGGCCAAACTGTATGGCAAAACGGTCCGGTAATTGAAGCGATGGAAAGAGGCGCTCTTCTTCTACTTGATGAGATTGACTTAGCAAGTAATAAGATTATGTGTTTACAACCAATCCTAGAAGGTTCTGGTGTGTTTGTTAAAAAAATTAACAAGTATGTTAAACCAGCTCAAGGCTTCAATGTGATTGCTACTGCTAACACTAAAGGGCAAGGATCCGAAGACGGTAAGTTTATCGGTACCAATGTTCTTAACGAGGCGTTTTTGGAAAGATTTCCAATTACCTTTGAGCAGAAATATCCAAGTGTTAGTATTGAAAAAAAGATACTTAACAATACATTAAAGTCTTATGGTAAATCAGATGCCAAATTCGTTGACAAGTTAACAACGTGGGCAGATGTGATTAGAAAAACCTACTTTGATGGTGGTGTTGATGAGATTATCTCTACCAGAAGATTAGTCCACATTACACAAGCGTATTCAATCTTTGACAATAAGATGAAAGCAATTCAAATGTGTACTAATAGATTTGATGATGATACAAAAAATTCGTTTGTTGAGTTATATACAAAAGTTGACTCTGGCGCTAGTGTCGAAGACATTATAGAAGACCAAAGAAAAGCTGAAGTAGAAGCTCAAACGGATGACAATGATAGTGAGTCGGATGACGAAGTTATCTAAATCTATCACACATAGTGTAGTCCTAGGTGGAGGGGTTGTGCCCTCCACCATTTTATCTACACTTACAGGAGAGGAGGTAAAAACATTTTGTCAATAACTATACAAGTAAGAAACGGTAATTTAGAACAGGCTATGAGAGTGCTTAAGAAAAAAGTACAAAAAGATGGCCAGTTAAAAATTTTAAAAGCAAAACAATACTATGAAAAACCGTCAGAAATAAAAAGACGTAAGAAAAAAGAAGGTATTGCTAACTTTAAAAAACAACAAAAGAAGTTAAAACAACAAAGAGGTTTTTAGATTTTACGCCTGTGTTGATGTATATATATTATTGTTAGGCGGCTCGTAAGTCCTAACGGCGTAAAAACCCGATAAAATTTATCGGTGTCGCAAAAACGGTGAAGTTTGGTAGTTTCACTCCGTGATAAAAGAAACTACCATTATAAATAATATTGAGTGTGACATTTTTGACCACTTGAAAGGTAGAAATTCATACTTATATTAATAACAAGAGCGCCATAATGGGCTCTTAAATTAACTTGCTTTAATAAGGAGGAAAATATGACTAATAAAGCACTTTCTATTTTTAATCAATTAAGACCGGTAACCGTTGGGTTTGATAACGTGTTCGACCACTTTGAAAGAATGATGGACGACCATAATTTCAACGAAATGGTTAGATATAACTATCCACCATACAATATCGTAAAGACAGGTAACTTTACTTACAATATTGAACTAGCACTTGCTGGTTTCAGTAAAAAAGATATTGAAATCAATATGGAAGATGGTGTCTTAAATATTAAATCAGCTGTAGAAGCAACTAAAGACAAAGACGAGGATGGAGTAATCCATAAAGGTATCGCTAAAAGATATTTCTCTAAATCTTTTACAATCGCTGATGATGTTGAAGTTAAAGGCGCTGAATTAAAAGATGGTCTTTTAAAAGTGTCTTTAGAAAGAATTGTTCCAGAGTCTAAAAAACCAAGAACAATTAATATTAAGTAAATAGTAAAATAGAAGGCGGAGAGCTTGACTTTCCGCCTTTTTTATGTTATAATTATATTATAAAAAATAAACTGTGGAGGTTATTATATTATGAGTATTATTTTTAGACAAGTGAAATCTGATACTGAAGAAGTACCAATGTTGGATTTTATCAAAAGGGTAGAACCAAATCAAGCAGCCGACAAGGCCTTTCAAGCAAATGAATTTACAAGGTGGAAAATAGAGCAAGGCTCTAGTTATATGACTTCTACAATTAGAAATATGGCACCTAGTAAATTTATATTTTGTGATGTTGAAAAGTGTTTAAAATCTGCTATTGAAAGAGAATCAAAAATAGATGAAGAATATTTCCAAAAATGGCTAGACGCTGGTGTTACATATTTAAATTTAGATTCTAATAATAGAACAATCAATATTGTAGGTTTTATTGACGGTAGTTTTGGTGTTGAAGAAGGAACTTACGAAATTGAGGGTAATATTTTTAAAATTAAAACTGATTTAAATGATAAACTTGTTTTTGATAGAGAAAAAAATGAAGTTGATTATACAAAAACAACTTTACCTAAAGCAATTGTATCAGCATTTTTAGAAGCAAGAGTAAATTTAGAAATATATACAGATACAACGAGAGAAGAATTATCCGAAGTGTTTACTAGAATTAATGACGGTAAACCTTTGAATGAACCTGAAAAAAGAAATGCTAGAACTAGTGATGTTGCTAATGTAATTAGAGAATTAGCTGAACAACATAAAGATAGATTCTTTAATTCACTTACTAAATGGTTTACACCAGAACAACAAAATAGAAGAGGCTTAGATGATTTTATTGCTGGTATGTGCCACGTATTTTTTGAAGGTGCTGAAACAACAATATCACCAGCTTCATTAAATTCTATGTATAGAATTGGTTCCGAAGTAGATCAAAACATAAATCTATTTAAAAAAAGATTTAATCAGTTTATGAGTTGGGTATCAAAAGGTGATTTAAATGCTATACCTAATAGAAACTCTATCTTTGATTTATGGATAATTTTCATAGATTTAAAAAATGATAAAAAAGAAATTAAACCAGGTAAAGAAGACGCTTTTATTAATCACTATGTAAAAGTAGTAGGTGATTTATTAAGAGATAAAACTCCATATCCTTGTGGTAAAGGTGACCCTAAATCGTTTGAAACAATGGTAGGTGGCAGACAAGCAGCCAACAATGTTAAAAGAAATCAGATGATTATGGAAAAACTTGATGTTGATGAATACTTTATTAAAATGGATTCAAAAAGAGTTGTCAATGATAGTGATAAACTAGCTGTGGCTGCCAGAGATAACTTTAAAACACCAGAAGGAAAAGATATTGATTTATCAAAATTACAAACAAAAGAATATCATAAAGGACACGTAAATTCTTATAGAGATACAGGTGATACTTCAATAGATAATACGGTTATTCAGACAGATATAGATAACTGGAAAACAGGTACAAAAAAGGTGAAAGTTAGTGTTTAGTTATCTTGGTGGTAAAAAGTTTCAGGCAAAATGGATTGCCTCCAACTTTCCAAAACATAATACTTATGTTGAACCATTTGGTGGTGCCTATTGGGTTTATTTTGTGGCCAACCACCAAATAGATCAGGCTCATACAAATGTATATAATGATTTTAATAGAGATATAGCAAATATATTTCATTGTGCCAGACATAAAGATAGAGAATTTTTAAAATCTTTATTGTCATATGAACCACAACAAGAAGAAATTTTTAATCAATTTAAATCAGATTTAATACCATTTAATACAGACTTTGAACTAGGTGATATTGAAAGAGCCACAAAATATATCTACCTACAAACTCAAAGTTTTAGTGGTGATACTCTAAATGAAAAAACAAAGTTTGTAAATTTAAAAGGTAAATATAAATCAAAGTATCAACATTTTATAGATAAAATTAGTGATAAAAAATGGTTATATTTTATTAAAGGCATAAATCATATTCATAACGAATCATATGAAACAGTTATTAATATGTATGATAAAGAAGATACATTATTTTATGTTGATCCTCCATACTATAAAATGGAAGATTACTATGTAAAAGACTTTCAAAGAAGCCAGCACGAAGACCTGGCCAATAAACTAAAAGAAATAAAAGGTAAATTTGTATTGTCTTATTATGACTTTCCAGATTTACAAAAGTGGTTTCCAAAAGATCAATACACTTGGATAGAAAAAGAATTTAATAAACAAAACGCTAGTAAAAACAAAGGCGCTGGTAAAGGTAAAGAAGTATTAATTATGAATTATAAACCAGCATTGACTTTAGAATAGCTTTGTGATATATTAAATAATGCGGATGTCGTATAAAAGTAATACACTTGGTTTCCAACCAGGAAAAGATTGGGCAGTACAGTCCATCCGCTCCAAAATTTGAACGAGGAGTAAATAATGTTTGATAAATTTGTAATACCAAAAACTAATTTTAAAATAAGAGAAGGCGATTCTGTATTAGAAGATGGCTGTAACTTTGATGAGGGTAAGTGGGTAGAAAAATCTACAGACGACTTTTTTAAAGGCAAAAGAGTTGTATTGTTTTCTCTACCTGGTGCTTTTACACCAACTTGTACATCTACTCAATTACCAGGCTTTGATGAAAACTATGAAAAAATTAAAAGTCTTGGAATAGATGAAATCTATTGTTGTTCAGTAAATGATACATTTGTTATGAACGCTTGGGCAGAAATTTTAAAAATCAAAAATGTAAAAGTAATTCCTGATGGATCTGGTAATTTTACTAGATTTATGGGAATGTTAATTGGAAAAAATCATAAAGGCTTTGGTAATAGAAGTTGGAGATATATGGCAGTTATTAACGATGGAGTTGTTGAAAAGTGGTGGCAAGAACCAGGTATCAATAATGACGGATCAGATAATGACCCATACGTTGAAACTACACCAGAGAATATGATAAGTTATTTGAAATCAAAATAACATTGACAAAAAAACTATACTATGTTATATTATAATATGTTAAATTATGAAGGAGTGATATATGAATCTATCAAGTGATACGGTTTCTGTATTAAAAAACTTTTCAGACATTAATCAAAATATATTGGTTAAACCTGGAAACAAAGTACAGACAATCTCTACAATGAAAAATATTTTAGCAGAAGCTGAAATATCAGAAAAGTTTGAAAGCGAATTTGCTATCTATGATCTACCAGAATTTTTGAGATCAGTAGAACTTTTTGAAAAACCAGAACTAAAGTTTAATGGTGGATCAAATGTTCAGATTGCTGATTCTAATTCTAAACAGGCAATAAAATATTTCTTTGCTGACAAATCAGTTATTGTTTCGCCTACAAAGAATATTACAATGCCAGATAAAGAAGTTACTTTTACATTTAAAAAAGAAACCTTTTCTAAATTACTAAAAGCAGCTACTACATTAAATTTACCAGATGTTGCCGTTAAAGGTGATGGTAAATCAATTAAATTAATTGCTACAGATAAGAAAAACAAATCTTCAAATGATTATTCTATTGAAGTTGGTGAGACCGATAAAACATTTACGGCCTATTTTAAAACTGAAAACTTTAAAATGGTTTCAGATGATTATGATGTAGCAATATCTAAACAAAAGATAAGTCATTTTGTAAACAGAAATAAACCTATACAATATTGGATAGCATTAGAACCAGATTCGGAGTTTTAATATGTCTGAAGTCTATAAATTAGAAGACGGTACCGAATACAAAGCAGACGACTACTTAAAAGTAGAAACCAGAGAATATCATCAAACAACACATTATCTTAATAGACAAATTGCTGTTTCTGATATTATAGAGGAGTTTGGCGATTTGCCTACCTTTGAAAAAGGTTTATACTTTAATTGGAACGACTATCATAAAGCTTCACAAGAAGACAAAGACTTGGCAGATAAAGTACAAGAATTTGTTGATGAACACGATTATGACCGTGAAGAAGATTGTTGGACAATGAATAAAGGTGGTTATGATGTTGATAGTGAAATTGTAAAAGAATTTACAATGGAAACACCCTAATAATGAATAAAGTGAGGTTTATATTATGTCAGATTTTTTGTGGGTTGAAAAATACCGTCCAAAAAAGATAAGCGATTGTATTCTTACCGAAGATTTAAAGAATACATTTACACAATTTCTAAAACAAAAAGAAATACCTAACCTATTGTTGTCTGGTACTGCCGGTACTGGTAAAACAACAGTAGCAAGAGCCTTATGTGAAGAACTAGGTAGTGATTATATCATTATTAATGGTTCAGACGAAGGCCGTCAAATAGATACATTAAGAAATAAGATTAAAAACTTTGCTTCTACTGTATCTCTTACCGAAGACGCTAATCATAAAGTTGTCATAATTGATGAGGCAGATTATATGAACGCTGATAGTGTTCAGCCTGCTTTAAGAAACTTTATAGAAACATTTTACAATAATTGTAGATTTATATTTACTTGTAATTATGTCAATAAGATAATACCAGCATTACATAGTCGTTGTACTGTCATTGATTTTGCCATAAAAAATGGTCAAAAGGTAAAGACGGCTACTGCCTTTATGAAACGATTAGGTGGTATACTTGATGATGAGAATATAGAATATGACAAAAAAGTATTGTCAGAATTAATACAAAAGTATTATCCAGACTTTAGAAGAACTATCAACGAACTACAAAGATATTCAGTTAGAGGTAAGATTGATAGTGGTATTCTTTTTAGTCTATCAGAAGCTAATACCAAAGAACTCATAGTATCATTAAAAGAAAAAAGATTTAATGATATGAGAAAATGGGTTGTTCAGAACTTGGACAAAGAGGCCTCTTTTCTATTTAAAACTATCTATGATGTTCTCTATACAGCACTAGACTCTAAATCTATTCCTCAATCTATATTAATTTTGGCTGGGTATCAATATAAATCTGCCTTTGTTGCTGACCAGGAGATAAATATGGTTGCCTGCCTTACAGAAATAATGGCGAGTTGTAAATTTAAATAAGAGATTAGAATGGCTAGAAGAACATTTTTTAGAAAATTAATAGTAAAATTAAGAATATGGTATGCTGATATACGAGGACATCACGGTAAAAGATGGGATTATGAACCTGGTGATTGGTATATGGGTAGACACAATAAAAGAAAGTAAAACCATAAGCGGATATGGTATAGAAGTATTACGCCACGTTGCCAACGTGGAGATGGCGGAGCGTTACCGCCTATCCGCTCCAGAATTATTATGTACGAATTGAAAGATTACTTAAACGCTATAAACTTTACTAAAGAAAATCTATTAGATACAGACGATTTAACGTGGGAAAAGAAGTATCCACCGTTTATCATTAACAAGTGTTTATCAATGCATTATGACAGTATAGCAGCTGCCAATGAAATGAATGGTTATCACTTTTTAGATAAGAAAGTCCAGTTTCATTTTTTGATAAATAGTATTAGAAAAAAGAAGCGATTTGGTGGCAAATGGTTATCACAAGCCAAATTGAAGAATTTAGAGTATGTCAAAGAATATTATGGATATAGTAATGAGAAAGCAAAACAAGCACTTAGCATACTAAAAGACGAACAAATTGAATTTATAAAAGAGACCTTGAACAAAGGTGGGAGAAAAAAATGAGCGAAGAAATTGTAAACTGGTCGCCTGAAAGTATGTTAGAGGTCACAATCAAACAACCAGACGACTTCCTTAAAGTTAGAGAAACATTAACTAGAATTGGTGTAGCGTCCCGAAAAGACAAAACACTTTATCAATCGTGTCACATTTTACATAAACAAGGTAAATACTTTATAACACACTTTAAAGAACTATTTGCTTTAGACGGTAAAAAGGCTACATTGGTTGAAAACGATATACAAAGAAGAAATACTATTGCTATTCTTTTACAGGATTGGAATTTAATTGACATTGTAAAACCAGCAAAAGCTGAAAACAAAGCACCATTAAGTCAAATCAAAGTATTACCTTTTAAAGAAAAAAAAGAATGGACGCTATCAGCTAAATATAATATTGGTAAAAAAATTGATGAGAATAAGGAAGAAGTAAAAGATAGCGACAATGCAAGTACCGAAGTTTAAAGATTTTATTACTGAGCAAAATATAGAACGTAAAAATAAACCGATTACGGTTGCAATTATTACGAAGTCTAATCCAAATGTTAAAAAACAAAAAGCTGGTGAAGCTCCTAAAAAAGAACTTACAGTTGGTTTAATTCAAAAGGCTTGTAAGAAAAAAGGTTTTGAGTGTGTTGTCATCAATACAAAACACGCTATCATCACTGGTAAAGACGAAGATAAGAATACTTTAACCATTTATAATTATGATGGTAAAGATTCTGAACATACATTTATAGGTAAAGATACTGTTTGTATTACACGAGCAGGTTCTATTGAAGACGAAGCTGGATTATCATTAATATCAGCCTTTCAAAACTCATCAGCATTTATGTTAAACACACGATCAGCTATGCTGACTTGTGATAATAAATTAACAACAGCATTACTATTTGAAAAGTTTGGTATACCTACACCAAGAACAGCGTTTGTATCAAATGAAAAAAACATAGAAGACGCTGTAAAATTAGTTGGTAATAAATTTCCTATCATACTTAAAACATTAACTGGTACTCAAGGTATTGGTGTAATTAAAATTGAAAGTATGGATAGTTTAGTATCTACAATACAAGCATTATGGAAACACGATGCAGAAGTATTAATACAAGAATATATGGAAGTAGATGGTGATGTAAGAACTTTAGTCGTAGATAATAAGATATTTGCGTCAACAAATAGAGTTGCCGCTAAAGGTGAGTTTAGATCCAACACTCATAGAGGCGCTACACCAAAACCATATAAGTTAAGTGAAGAAGAACAAGAAATCATTTTAAAAGCCGCTAGAGCGTCCAAAGCGTACCTTGTAGGCGTAGATCATATCATTTACAAGGGTAAACCTTATGTATTAGAAATCAATGGTAGTCCAGGTTCAGGTGCCGAATATGAAGGTTATCAATATAAAGATTACTATTCAGAACCAGAACCATCAGGCGCTATCGGTGGCGAAGAATTAATGTATGATATTATAGATTGGGTATCAAAAAGAAGTCATTGGGATAGACAAGCAAATAGTGAATGTGGTTGGTTAGAAACTGTTGAACTAGATGAACTAGGAAAAGTTAGAGCAAAATTTGATACAGGAAATGGTTCACTTGCTTGTGCCTTACACGCTGATGAAATTTTAGAAGATGGTAAAATAGTTAAATGGAAATATGACGGAAAAACTCATACTAAACCAAGACACGGTACAAGTAAAGTTTATAGAGCAAATGCTGACGGTGAAGAGCCATCAGAAATTAGACCAACGATATTATTAGATATTACATTTAATGGTTTTACATATAAAGATATTGAATTTGGTTTAGACCAAAGACCACGATCAGGCTCAGATATATTAGTTAATAGAGAATTAATGCGACAAATGAATGTAAGTGTCAACCCTAATAGAACATTTGTATTAAGTAAGAGATTAAGACCTATTGAAAAAGAAGGTAAACAAGACAAAGTGGGTTTTGAAAAGAAATAACATTGACAATTTAGTCAATTTATGTTATATTATAAACAATAAGGAGAAATATTATGTCAGACGTGAAACTATTAAGACTAGCTACTGGCGAAGATGTAATCGCTAGAGTAGAAGAAGACGACCAAGGTGTAAATTTAAACAAAGCATTTGTTATTATACCTCAACAATCGGCACCAGGCCAACCAATACAATTAATGATGTCATTATATAATGCTTTTGGTAAAAGTGATACTGTTACGGTATCAAAAGACAAAGTTGTATTCATAACAGATCCTAAAGAAGATATTTTAAAATCATATCAAAAAAATACAAGTAGTATTTTAACATCACCAGGATTAATTACAGAAACTAAATTACCTAAATTAGATTAGTGATAACTGTTTACTTTGTACGTGATGGCTCAAAGATAGCAGTTGATGTGCCTGAAGGCACTACTCTAATGAAGGCTGCTAGAGATTATTCAAAAGTATCCATACCAGAAATACCAGCAGATTGTTCTGGTAGTTGTGCTTGTGCTACTTGTCACGTACATATTGATGAAAGGTATTATGAATCTATACCTACAGATACAGCTGAAATTGAATTGTTAGAATATGAACCTGAATTTAAACCTAAACAAAGTAGATTATCTTGTCAAATTACATTGACTAAAAAACATAATGGTTTGATAGCTACATTATTAAAAGACTTATAATGAATTTTTATAAATCAGTAATTGAACACAAAGGCAAACTTCTTGTAAGAGGTATACACGAGGGTAAAGACTTTAAAGAAAAGTTAGATTTTGGTCCTACTCTATATGCTTTAACACAACAAGAAACTGAATATAAAAATTTACAAGGCCAATATTTAAAACCAATCACATTTAAAAACATAGACTCTGCTCGTAAGTTTAGACGAGAAGTTGTAACTCAAAATTCACCTATTTACGGATTAGAAAGATACCATTATCAATATATTGGTAAAGAATATCCTGAAGATATTAAATGGGATAAAGATCATATTAAAATCTTCACACTTGATATTGAAACAAGTTGTGAAAATGGTTTTCCTGATGTGGAAAATCCTATTGAAGAATTACTTTGTATTACAGTTAAAAATCAATCTAACAAACAAATTATTACTTGGGGTACAGGTGAATATAAAACTGATAGATCAGATGTAACTTACGTTCAATGTAAGAATGAAAATCAGTTATTATTTGAGTTTATGAAGTTTTGGATTAAGAACTATCCAGATGTAATTACTGGTTGGAATACAAAATTCTTTGACTTACCTTACTTGATGAATAGAATTAAAATGATTGCTGGCGATAAAGTGGCCAATAAAATGTCGCCTTGGGGTTTAATTAAAAGTGAGGAGATTGTTGTAAGAGGTAGACCTCAAACCGTATATACAATTTATGGTATTACAAATTTAGATTACTTGGACTTATACAAATGGTTTGTACCACAAAGACAAGAAAGTTATAAACTTGACTTTATCGGTGAGTTAGAACTTGGCCGTGGTAAAGATGATATGCCATATGATACATTTAAAGAATGGTATACTAAAGACTTTCAATCGTTTGTTGATTACAATATACAAGACGTAGAAATTGTTGATGGACTAGAAGATAAACTAGGCCTAATTGACTTGTCATTAACCGTTGCTTATGAAAGTAAAGTAAACTATGGTGATATATTTTCACAAGTTAGAGTATGGGACACTTTGATAGCAAACCATTTAATGAAAAAAAATATTTGTGTGCCTCCAAGAGAAGAACATTTAAAAGAAACAAAATACGAAGGCGCTTATGTAAAAGAACCTCAACTTGGTCAACACAAATGGGTGGTGTCGTTTGATATTAACTCTCTATATCCTCATATTATCATACAGTATAATATTTCTCCCGAAAAGATTATAGGAGTTAAATCATCTGGCGTTTCAGTAAATAAAATGTTAGAACAAAGGACACCACTCACTCATTTAAAAACTGAAGGCGCTTGTATAACACCTAATGGTGCTTTATTTAAAACAGATGGTCAAGGTTTTTTACCTGAAATGATGGAAACAATGTACAATGAACGAGTTATTTACAAGAAACGAATGTTAAAGGCAAAAAAAGAATATGAAAAAACAAAAGATCCTAAACTTGTAAGAGAAATATCTCGTTGTCACAATATTCAATGGGCTAGAAAGATTGCTCTCAATAGTGCTTATGGTGCCGTAGGCAATCAATACTTTAGATATTATGATGTAAGACAGGCAAGTGCCATTACAACGGCAGGCCAGTTTATTATTCGTTTTATTGAAAGTAAAGTAAATGAATATTTAAATAAAATATTAAAAACACACGATAAGTTAGATTATATTGTGGCGTCTGATACAGATTCAATTTATGTAACACTTGACAAGTTAGTAGAAAAAACTTGTGAAGGTAAAGATAATGAACAGATATGTAATTTCTTAAACAAGGTTGTAGATAGTAGAATAGAACCATTTTTAGAAAAATGTTTTGCTGAATTGGCTGATTATACAAATGCTTTTAAAAATTGTATGGTAATGAAACGAGAAGTAATTGCCAATAAAGGTATATGGGTAGCTAAAAAAAGATATATGTTAAATGTATTAGATGAAGAAGGCGTTAGACTATCTGATCCTAAATTAAAGATTATGGGTATTGAAGCAGTTAAGTCATCAACACCACAAGTTTGTAGAGGTAAGATTAAAGAAGCCATTAAGATTATTATGTCTAAAGAACAATCTGATTTACACAATTTTATTTCTGAATTTAAAAAAGAGTTTTTTCAAATGTCGGCTGAACAAATATCTTTTCCTAGAAGTTGTAATAATTTAAGAAAATACAAACACGCTAATGATGTGTTTATTAAAGGCACACCTATTCACGTTAAAGGTGCTTTGATTTATAATCATCAACTAAAACAATTTAAGTTACAAAACAAATACCCTTACATACAAGAGGGTGATAAAATCAAGTTTTTAAAATTACTAGAGGCAAATCCATTTAAATTTGATGTAATAAGTTATATTACTAAACTACCTAAAGAGTTTAAACTCAAAGAATATATTGATTATGAAACACAATTTGAAAAAACATTTTTAGATCCTATGAGATTTATATTACAGGCGATTGGTTGGGAACACGAAGAAAAGGCCAGTTTAGAGGCATTTTTTGGATGATAACAGGTTTATTTTTATTAATAATAACTATACATTGGGGTTTTGCCACAGGAGCCATATTGGCTGCTAGAACTAATTTAAGTATACCTCAATTTTTAATAATAATATTAATGATTAGATATTTTATACAGGCTTATGGACTTTCAAACTAACAAACAATATGGAGTAATATATGCTGACCCTCCTTGGTATTTTAAAACGTATAGTAACAAAGGAAAGGATAAAAGTCCTGAAAGACATTATCCTTGTATGTCTATCGCTGACATTATTCGGTTACCTGTTGACCGAATTGCTAAGGACGATGCAGTCCTTTTAATGTGGGTTGTAGATCCACTTTTAGACCAGGCGTTTAAAGTTATTGACGCCTGGGGCTTCAAGTATAAGACAGTTGGATTTACTTGGGCAAAAACGAATCGAACTAAAATGGGTTTCTTTACAGGTTTAGGTTATTGGACTAGAGCCAATCCTGAAATGTGTTTGTTGGCTACTAAAGGCAAACCAAAAAGAAAATCAATGGGTGTAAAACAATTAGTGGTACAGGAAAGAGGTCGACATTCCGAGAAACCATTATTACACAAAGAGATTGAAGCTCTTGTAGATGGTCCATACATAGAGTTGTTTGCTAGAAAAAAGCCATTTAAAAATTGGGACTATTGGGGAAATGAAGTATGATTGAAATGTTTGGAGTAGGATTAATGGTTGCCATTTTTATGGTAATAGTGTATATTATACCTATTTGGTTATTGAGAAAATGGAATGATGAAGACCCTAAATAAAGAACAAGCCCTATATTGTGCTAATATATTCAATGACTATTTTAGTCAGTTTGATAGAATAGATCAGTATATGAGAGATCAAAAGTTATCTCAATTAGAAACAAATAATTCTGCTGGTACATTATTTGATGATGGTCCTGAAGAAGACTTGTTTAATAGTGACATATCACCTGAAGAAATGAACTTTGAAATAAAAGAGATTACTAATGAAAGATTTGATAAACTTTTAAATATGGTTTCTTCACATACAAATATGTCAAATGTTCCAGGTAAGAACTTAAAGATAGTTGTAATGGAAACTAATACACAAAAGATAGTTGGTTTTATTAGACTATCATCTCCTGTAATTAATATGAAACCTCGTAATGAGATGTTAGGACAAGTGCCTGATTTAAAATCATTTAACAAAACTTCTATTATGGGTTTTGTAATTGTGCCTGTACAACCATTTGGTTTTAATTATTTGGGTGGTAAACTATTGGCCGCTGTTTGTTGTTCACACGAAGTAAGACAAAAGATGAATGTTAAATATGATATGAATATGGCCTTATTTGAAACAACATCTTTATATGGTAATAGCAAATCATCAAGCCAATATGATGGTATGAAACCATTTTTAAGATATAAAGGCTTAACTGATAGTGACTTTATACCTTTAATACACGGTAAACCCTACCACGATTTGGCTAAGTTTGTAGAAAACAATATAGGCAAATTAGTAAAAGATGACGCTTCAAGTAAAAAACTAAAACTTACTATGGCTATTATTGGTTTAGTTAAAAGAAGTTTAGATGGTACAGATTTAGAAAATTTTAACACAACTATTAGTAATGCTAAAAAACTTACAGAAAGAAAAAGATATTATGCTTGTAATTATGGTATTAAAAACTATATCAATATTGTAAATGGTACAGAAACAGATATAGTCAAAGATGAAAACTACGACAAACATAACCTAAATAATATTATAGAGTGGTGGAAAAAGAAAGCAACCAATCGTTATAATAATCTTAAAAATGAAAATCGTTTGAGGAAAGAACTTGAAATATGGTCACCGGATGCACAAATACAGATAATCAGATGATAACAAAAAAAGATTACGAAGAATTAAAAGATTATTGGGACTTCCAAAGAAAGGTAGAATACAATAAAGAGGTTGTATTTAATATGGCCGATTCTTTTGAGGGTCGTGTATATAATGATTTTGGACCTGTCAACCTTAATGATATGAAAGAATTGTTATGGATGAGGGTAAAACCTGAAGATTATGAAAATCCAAGAAAAGGTTGGGTGCCTATAAATGAAAAATATAGGTTTGAATGGGAAGGCGAAGCTAATATGCCTAACTTTGAAATAGATACGCCAAAAGGTGATAGAATCGCTTTAAAGGCAAAAGATATTAAAAGGTGGCAAGAGGCCTTTGAAGACGATAATGGAAATAATGATATATAATAAGGGTAAAATTGTAGAACGGTACCATTTTAAGCCACAGGAGCTTGACAAAATTAAGAATTTCTGTTATAATGATAACATCAAGTGGTACATATTAAAATATAGTGAAAAGGAGATAATGGAATATGAGCAATTTTCTAAAGGACATAATTAAAGAAACAGGTAATGAGTACGCTACACTTGTAAGTGAAGGCGTTGATAGCGCAGACGTAACAAGTTTTATTGATACAGGCTCGTATTCTTTTAATGCTTTGTTATCAGGTAGTATTTACGGTGGTATGCCTGGAAATAAAATCACAGCAATCGCTGGTGAAGCCGCAACAGGTAAAACTTTCTTTGCTTTAGGTATCTGTAAACATTTTTTAGATACAGACAAAGACGCAGGTGTAATTTATTTTGAATCAGAAAGTGCCATCTCAAAAGAGATGATTGAGGGTAGAGGTGTTGATTCAAGTAGAATGGTAATTGTGCCAGTTGCCACAGTACAAGAATTTAGAAATCAATCAATTAAAATTATAGACAAATATTTAGAACAACCAGAAGATAAACGTAAACCATTAATGTTTGTATTAGATAGTTTAGGTATGTTATCTACTACAAAAGAAATGGAAGATACGGCTGCTGGTAAAGAAACAAGAGATATGACTAGATCACAAATAGTCAAATCAACGTTTAGAGTTTTAACACTTAAATTAGGTAAAGCAAATATACCTATGATAATGACCAATCACACTTATGATGTTATTGGTTCTATGTTCCCACAAAAAGAAATGGGTGGCGGTTCAGGTTTGAAGTAC